CGCCGTCCTCTTTAAAAGGTTGCAGATGCTAAGACGAGAGTTTTCTGCTGGACCAATGTGTTACACGTTGGTTTTTCGTAAATACTTTCTTGGCTTTTCTTCGCATTGCGCAAAGAACCGCATTCACAATGAGATTGCGGTTGGCACTAATGTCTATTCAATGGATTGGCATTGTATCGCTGAGCGCATGCAGAGCAAGGGTAAGAAAGTGATTGCTGGAGATTTCTCCAATTTTGACGGGACCCTTGTCAGTGAAATCCTGTGGGCAATTCTTGACATCATCAATCAATTTTATAATGATGGTGAGAAGAATGCGCTCATTCGGGAAGTCCTCTGGTGTGAGATCGTTAATTCTGTCCATGTATTTGACAGTTCTGTCTACATTTGGACACATTCCCAACCTTCTGGTTGTCCTTTGACAGCGATTATTAACTCAATCTATAACTCGCTGTCAATGCGGTACGTATGGATGCTGGTTGTTCCTCAAGAATTGAAGAACATGCAAGCATTCCAACGTAATGTTGCAATGATCGCATATGGAGATGACAACATCGTCAACATTTCTGATGGGGTCATTGACATTTTCAACCAAGTCACCATCGCCGCTGGTTACGCCACATTTGGAATGACGTATACCGACGAAGCCAAAAGTGGAGAACTTATTCCATTCCGGTCGCTTGATGATATCAGTTTCCTCAAGCGAACGTTTCTCCGTGATCCAGCTGGAATGTACCGTGCCCCTCTCTCTCTGGATACTGTGCTTGAGATGACGAATTGGATCCGAGGGGACATGGATGAAGAGGCCAAAACATGCGAAAATATGGAAACTGCAGCTTTTGAGCTTAGTCTCCACCCAGACGCAGTGTTTCACCGTTGGATTCCACAATTTCGAGCCGCCGGAAGTACGCTCGATGATCAACCGCAGCTCATGACTCTTTCAGAGTATAGAACTTCAGTTCTTCTGAAAATGCAGGGTCTTTGTGCTGCATCTTAAATCCTTCTCCAGGGGCTTGTTCTCATTCGCCGTACGAGACAAGCAGCAAAGCCCGATGGAAGGTTGCTTTTGCAAGTGGAGAATGTGCTTTTGCTTTTTCTATTGATTAATGTGTGCCACTATAAATCCAGGCTATTAATCCGGCGCTTTAAAGTAAGAAGCTTGACTCAGCCTTACAAGTTAGTAAACTTAAGAAGTCGCTACAAACATACAAAACCTTTCCCCTGATACTCTGGAC